GAGCAAAGTTATACTCTTCAACCATAGACGGCAATTTGGCTTCTCTAGATTTTATCTGATCTTGGAGCGCCGTTGCATATGCGGTGTTATACGTCGGGGAACCTTTTGGCCCAGATAACAAAGCAATTTCTTCAGCTAGAGCAATCTCTTTAACCTGCGCTGGCGGTGCTTTGGCGGTCAAACTTCGCAAGTTTGTAAGTTGACCGGTAAGAGATTGCAACGCCTCCGCGCGGCCCGGCGTGCCTTCTGGAAATGCTGTTGCTTGCTCTATTTTTTGTTGTAAAAGATTCATTGCTTCAGCGTTTCTTTGCTCGGGTGTTTTCTTTTCTTCCGTCCTTTGCTGTATTTGCGCTAAAGTTGCAGCAGCTTCTCTTGCGCGCATAGCCAATGCCGCCGCCAGATTGTTATTGCCCATCTGCGCGGCCATCTGCGCGCCCTTGGCTATAGACTCGGGATCGTTTTGGTTTATCTGGCTGAGGATTTGCTGCTGCTGCGTAATCATTTGCAGCTGCGGATCTTGCGCGCCCAGCAGCTGCCCAACGCCAGCACCGAGCTGCTGGCCAGCCATATAAGTGCCGTAGGCAGCCCGTTGCAACGGCTCTAACTGCGCGTAGTTTGCGGCCTCTTGCTGCTGCCGCTGTAACTGCGCCTGCTGATACATTTCCGGTGTTTGGAACAGCCCGGCAATTGCGCTCTCTGCCATGATTTAATCTCCTAATCGCCGTATCTAAAGCCAGGCATTTCCTGTGGAGGGACACGGTATCCCGATTCATACGCCATACCCCCCGTATCGTTTGCATTATATTGTTGTTGCAAATTATTTTGCTGGTATTGGTTATACAGGCTAGTCAGCGAGGGGACACTTTTAGAAACATAACTGCCAAGGCCGGAGAGCAATCCACCTCCCGGACTGTAGCCACCTGCCCCCTGCATTGTTTTAGCCGCGCTGATACCACCTTGGAACAGCGCGTTTGCACCCGTCGCGTTAACGTTTCGGCCACCTAGCGCAGCGCCCATCTCTAGCGGTGCCTGGCCTAGAGATTCGATGGTCTGTGCGGTGCCCAACCCGGTGGTGAACGGGGAGTAGGAACCCGTCAGACCGCTGGTGTATTGGCCGAGCAAGCCCGCGCCGGTGCCGAACAGTCCAGCGCCAAAGGCAGTTTGCTGCTGGCCCATCTGCTGCGCCTGCGCGGCCAACCCGGCATCCTGCTGAGCAATTGCGTTGTAATAGGCTTCCATCTCTGGATTAGCGGCGCCAAGCCCGCCCCCGCCCCCTGGTCGCAACCCCGTGCCACCTACGGCCAGCCCCGCGCGTCCGGTATTAAATAGCTGGTTTTGTAAGCCCGCATACTGACGTTCACGCGATGGCGCCAGCAGATCCTGCTGCCGTTGCATATATTGGGCAGCGGCCTGTTCCGGTGACTGTGCAAGATACCCAGCGCCGAGGTTGAACAATCCAGAGGCAGCACCAGTCAGCGGCGCGTAGCGGCCTTGTGCCGCTTCAGCCTCGGTAAGCCCTTGGCCGGTCAGACCCATAATCCGATCTTGATAGGCTTTCAGTTCAGGACTGAGCGTATACCCGGCGCCGGACACGCGGCCAGCCGCGTCGGTCGTGAAGTTTGACTGCCCGAACCGCGTGGTGACACCAACCGGACGAAACCGCGCTTCTTCAGCGGCTAAACGCGCTGCAGCCAATTGCGCCTGAGCAGAGATATTAGCGGCGTCGCGTGTAGCGTCGGCTTGTTTACTTGATCCAAAGTAATTTAATACGCCCCCGACGAGATCACCCATGATCGTTTCTCCAAAGATATAGCTTACGTGTTACGCCATCTAAACACGGCTGATTTTTTACTAACTCAAACTTGCACAATTTAGCCCATTTAGCCATTTTTTTATTGTCTATAAACGGCATGAAATAGAGAGAACAAGTTTGCATTTTTGCCCATGAAAACCATACCGCAAGAAATTCATTACGTATCGTTTTAGTCCACTTCAAAACGTCCATATGGATAAATGTAGCCCCCGGTATTTCTTCTACATACACAATGAAAGACGCATTTTTTACCACTGGTATTTTTTCTAGACAGTTCGTTTCCACATATACACCGTGATGTAGGGCTGGTAGTTCGAATTAGTTGCACTGACTGCGCCAGCAGGAGCTGCTGTAGTCGTTGCAACCGTAATGCCGGTAACTGCCGACGCTGTATTAGATGTTCCGGGAATCAAAAATGCTACTGAAGCCGGGCTGGTAGCTGAATTTGTTGAACCAACACTCGTTGAATGAACATGCCCCGGATCGGTAACTGTCGATGTTGCGGTATGCGTATGCGTGACTAACGCAGCGTCTGCCGCGCCGCCTGTTTCTTCAGCCGCGTCAAATAGCGCGTTACCAGAGTCAAATCCGACAGGCACGCGCCCTGCGCCAAATGCCGTCCAGGTGCCGAAACCCAACAGCGTGCCGGGATTAGTGCTCGACGTAGCGTTGATATAGACCGAGCCGACGGGATACAGCAGCGCGATTGCCGCTTGAACAAAGGCCGTCGTTGATACTGCCGTGCCGTTGTTGCCGGGACTTTGCGTTACGGAGATCGTTCCGGTGGGCAGCGTAGGCGTGCCGGTAAATGTAGGCGAAGCCAGATCAGCCTTAGTCGCCACCGCCGTGGCGATATTTGCATACTCAGTATTTATCTCAGTGCCTTTGACAATCTTCAGCGGATCGCCGGGTGATAGATTGTCTTTAGTTGCAAAATTGGTGCTTTGAACATAATTTGACATGACAGATTCCTACGTAAATTTGCCATTTTTGGCTTGAATTTCAATCTTCTGAATCGACAATTGCGAGCCGCTAATATCAGCCTCATAACCTGTTTGCACAACCTTACCCGTTCCGCTGGCGCTAATGGTCAGGGTTTGCAGCGCCACGCCATCCGCGTATTCAGCCAGTGGGCTACCGTTTGCGCCATATTCAGCCACGTTGTAATTCGATACCCCCTGCGCTGGTATGAATGAGTTTGCAGAGAGGTAATTTGACGAAAAATCAAAGGCCCATTTGAATGTGATGTATTGATTTGTGCCGCCGATAACCACAATCGCCAAGCGTTTTAAAACAGACGTTTGTGATTGATTTCCAAGATCAGCATGATTCGTATAATACTGAATCCGATAACTTGAAGCGTTATCTTGAAAAGTAGAATACTTGGTGACATATCCGTTTTTGCCGAATAACAGATCGCCATTACGACGCGACAACAGCGAAGTCGGTTCGATGGAATCCCACGTCGTAACGCGCGATGAACCGTCCTCAAGCTGGCCTCTAGTATCAAAACAATACGTCTTTTTTGCTGCTGGCAGATTCAAAAGGTAGAAGGCGTCACGTTCAGAAAATACTGATTTTATTGCCGCTGCGTCTTCAGTGGCAACAAGGCCCATCACGTCATTACGGACGTTTTTGGATAGATCGCGGAACGGCAACGATTTCTCAGAGATGGTGCGTAGCAGCGAACGCACGCCAGTGTTTGACAAGAAAATCACATCGGTTGCAATCGGCTGGATACTGTCGCGCGACAAGCAACCCGTGCCCACAATCGTATCGCTCAAGGTTATGTTGGCCGGGCTAGTGGCATTGGAATAGACCAGAATTTGCCGCTTGCCAAATATGAACAGAAAGCCATTGTGCGAGGCCAACCCCGTAATTTCGTCTGACCCATTCGCCCAAACGCGACTGACGTCCAGGCTGCCGGCCGTGCCGGTAGACCAGATATGGCCGGACAGCAAGTCTGAAAAATAGATTGTAGTCTTGTCCGATGCTGTATTTGCCGCCCACAGACGACCATACCCGCTCAAGACGATGTTGGCGCTCGGCACCGTGCCGACGTAGCCTGTTTTCTCAGATACGCGCCGGAAGGTCGTGACGCTAACCGCAGGGTCGTATATCAGCGGATCGTGAGCAGACTGAAAGAAATAGGTTATGCCGTTCAGCGACGCGCACTGCCAGTTGCTCGCAGTAATGGTCGGCGCAGTACCACCGCCACCGTAGGTTAGCTCAACAAAGGCATTGCTGCCGTCCAGCTTGAACAGTTTGTTGTTGCCCGCAAATAATATAGTCAGGGTGCCATCTGACTGCACCAGCTCATGCAGGACGCCTATATCGTTGGCGCCAAGATTGCCCGTAGACGAATTCAGCCTTGCGAAACCTTTACGGGATCCGATGCGCCCATACTGGTCAATAATGCAGTTGTTTGCCACTAAAGCAAATCCCGCCGCCAAGTCTAGCGGGGAATCTTGGGTGTTTAAACCAAAAAATCCCGGCGCAGCGGTCGTGAATACTTGTATGATTTGTGGCATTCAGCAAACCCTAAATAGCGACGAATTCGCCTTCTTCCGGAAAGCGAGTGCCTTCCAGAGCAATACTATCGGACAGCATCCCGCGATAAAGCTGATACGCCTCGGATCCAGTCAGTCCACCATCCTCGCCGCGCTCGACCAGTGCGCGCGCATAGGCGTTTTGAATCACCAGTTCAGCCGGCACCGATATCACGTCCCCCGCCAGGGTGAGCGTTGCTTGCGGCACAACAAGGCTGAATTTCAACGAATAGACGCCATCGGGAATAGGAAACACACTCACTTTTGTGTCGTAAGTCGAAGCATCGACACCGTTGAACGAGTAATAGCTTGGAATACCCGTAGCCGGCGCATCAGGAAAATTAAGGTAGCGATTCATCATCGCAAAGGTGACGTTTGTCAGCGTGACAAAGCTGGTCGCGTTGATTGCATCGCGCACCTGAAACTTCTGCCCGGAGCCAGTGACCGTGTAGGAAGACGTGGCCGCTACTGTCGAAACCGTAATTGTGGTGGTTAGGACATTCCACGAATACGAGTCTTCGACCTGCCGCTTGGCGTCGTTGACGAATTTACCAATCAGCGTGGCGTAGGTTGTTTCAGCAAGGCTGGCAACCTGCACTTCACGCAGGCGCACCAGGACATCGTTAACAGCTTGCAGAAAGGTAGTGCTCATGCGCGCTGATCTCCTTCAATTTCAAATGTTGCTACAACGGCATATGTCGACCCCGCTTCCGTAGTCACCTTGAGTATGTCGTTTTCTTCAAAGACAATGCCAGAATAGACCGGCAAAGTTAGGTATGTTTTTGAGGCGATTGCGTACTGATAAACAAACGAAAACGTAGTGTTGCTACTGGAGTCATACCAGTCAAAAGTGATGTGCTTATTGCTGGCCGCGTTTGCAGCGTGCAATAGCGTCAATTTGGCGTAATAACCCTTCGGCACTGTATAGAGTGTCGTTAGCGTATTAGCTGTAGGGTTGCTTCCAATTGAAATCTCTCTCATTTTCGTGCCTTATTCCTAGCCGAAATAGCGCGGGCTTTAGCCCGGGCATCTGCTTTGGATGAAGCACCCCACGCGTTGAGAGAAAGCAGAAGACGTGTAGGCTCCCC